TCAGCGCCTGCTGTGCGAGACATTGAGCCAATGTTCCAATGGCTTTCGCGGTAGTTGTAGATGACATAGGAGTCAATTTCATTGCTGGCGTTTGATGGGTAGAACCACCAAATCTCACCATACTTGCTGTTGTGTACCGCGTACACCTTGCTGGCTTGGTTGTAGTTCAGATTCTGAAACACATAGTCAGACACATCGCAAGGCAAAGGCTTGACATACCCATCAAATAACCAAAATCCTGATGTAGACATCCACATGGCAGCCGTATCAATAACAGCCACGGCCTGCGATGAAATTACACCGCAGCCTGATCCAGCCTTTTCAAAGCTGTAGACGTATGGCAAACCAACAAATGTGGCGGTATGGACATCAACATCAGTAAACAGCAAATTGATGCCTCTGACGCGCTTACCGCATTTCAATGAGCCACTACTGTTTATTTCAAAATCACCCGCCTGATTTGTGGCGGCAGCCGTCCATACAGTGTTGTTCTCCTGATCACACCATTTGACCAACCGAGAATTGTTGGATGCACCCAAAGCAAAGACAAACCTCTCTGCGGTTGACATTACAGCTTTACATCCTGTAGGCGCATTTGTAATGACAGCAGCCAGCGTTGGCGTTGAGAATCCCAACTGCCACTCATAGAGCTTGCCGTCAGCGTCAGAGCAGCCAATCAGATACTCGCCCCAAGTGTCTAAGCTCCAAGTCGTTGCTGGCTGATATGTCTCAGTCGCTGGTCTTTGTACGCCATAAGCAAATGTGCCATAGGTGTTGTAGCCATACCCAGTCTCAATGCTTGCATCAGCAATACCAGCAGTGAACCCTGATGGCGTAATTTCCTTGATGACACTTGATGAATTCATTACATATAGTTTTGAATTCGTGCCAGCAACTGCCCATGGATCGCCAGTATTGTCGCGCCAAGTAAATAAATTCCGACATTTACCAGCGATCTGCGTAGCTGACTTCTTGCGCCAGCCGCCAATCGGTCTGAGAGTGTTCTCAAACCAGCGTACCAAGTTGGCGTCATACCACCGCCCAGCAGACTGGTATTCAGTGCCGTTGCGGTACACGCCAGGTGGAATCTTGAGAGGTATGAGTGCCATAGCTGAATTATGCTGTTTCTGTTGACAGATTGGACACGAATGAAAGTGTGGCGATTACTGATGGCACTACTGGTCTAGTCGGCGAGCTGCTGGCTGCAAAATGCTCAATGCTGACACCCACATTTGATGGTCGCCACATAATCTCAACATAATCATTTGACGCCAAATTGACAAAGAAGTTCAAGGCAGCAATTAAGTGAGATGGATCGCCAGACGATTTTCGTGTTGGCATACCAAATCTGCTGTTTGACTTGTCAATGTTTGTGCCGTTCTTGCGAAACCACACATCAACATCTTGCGTGTCATTGGTGGTGTTTTTGAATTGGATGCTGAATTGCAAGTTGTACAAACCAGCCTGAGACACGTTGAGTCTTGACGAATTTGACAATGTCACGCCATTGCTGAAGTCAGTGGTGTCAAAGGTGATGGCGTAGGCTGTGGTGGTGTTTGCCGCCGTTTGATCTGTGCCGTCTTGAAACGCACCATATGGGTTATTGATCCATTTACCACCACGCTGACCAAAGAGCGCAGCAAAGATCGCCGTTAGCTTGCTGAAGTACACATTCAAGCCGCCAAATGAAATGCCAAAGAATCCTTGGTCATAAGTGCTACTAGGCGTGCCAAGGTTTGGCTGCGCTGGTGTGCTTATCTGCTGACCAAGGTTGAGCGCCATTAGACGTTTCTCTCAAAGTGTGGGCAATCCACCAATGACTTGAAGTTACCACCCCAGCGATTCTTTGGATGCAGACTTTCCCAAAACGCCCCAAGTGGTGCGATGGTTGACTTGTCCCAAATGATCTTGCCGTCTTTGAAAAAATTCAGATCAATAGCGCATCGCTTCAAGTGGATGGAGTTCATAGTTTTGGAACGCCCCGCCTTAAAGTGCAAAGCCTGTTGTTCTGGCGTTCTAGCCAACTCGCCACCAGTCACCACAAAGCCCTGATCTGTGGCGTATTGGATCAGCTTGCACATATCCAGCAGGAATGCAGCCTGTTCGGTGTTTAAGCTCATTTCTTCCTCATTTCTGCCAGCTTCTCAACTGTTCTGCCGCCAAAGTATGCGCCCATGATCAACATCCCCCAGTTGCCCAGCAGAGTGACATATGACTCGTTTGCGTTGTAGCCATATGCAGACATCATGGCAAACAAGAAGTAGCCTAAAAAGATGGCTATAAGGCTCATGGGACGAATATTCTTGGATAACCAACTGTCGCTAGACATATCAGCCTGCCAGCGATCTGTAATGTTGTCCGCATCAGACTGGGCAGCCTTTGCCAACAGATCAAGCTCTGCCAGCTCTAGCTTCGCCTTTTCAATGCCAAGCGCCAATAAATTTTCTTCATGGTCAAACTGAAGCTGTCTAAGTTTGCTGACATCTTCAGGGGTAGGTGCGTCTGGAATCTTGACCCCAAGCGTGTTTTCCACCACCTCTTTACCCTTGGCTTGTATTGCGCTGGAGAGTAAACCCAAGCCGTTTTGGGCTAATGTGCCAAGCAGTGACGCAACAATTGGAATCATTCCTTTTTCTCCACCTTATTTATCAATCGTTTAACTTGCTCTTGTTGTTGCTTTGTTTCTCTCTTCGTTTCAAGGATATCCAAGTACATGGAGCCAATTATCGGTAACAGCAGCGCAAAAACGACCACCATTGAGATGAATGCAATTATGAATCCCATCTCGCTACTTTCATTTGGTGGATTGCTAGGAATAGGAGCTGGAGGTATATAAAAACGATCATCACTGCCGCTATTATTAACGCCCTGTCTTGTAGTTGGTTTAGCATTTTTCTTCGTTGCCATGCCACCACCCTGTCCTTTGCTTCCTGTTCCAGCCTTTCCTTTTCTTGCTCCTCATTGAGTCTTGCGTACTCTTCTTCAAACCTTGACCAAACCGCACCCAAGGCTGGGTCAACTTCATATATTAGAAATTCTCTTAGCTCAACTGACTGCCTTTCCAATTCGATTTGGTTGAAGACATTGTCAAGAGCCTGCGCCTTGAGAGATTTTGTTTTTGGAGGATTGCGCTTTTGCTCTTCTGCTTCTTTCTTTACTTCTTCATGCGCCTCAAAAAACTGACCTATGAAACCCGAAATCTCTTTTGTGATCTTCGCCAGCTCACCGCCTGTTTGCTTTATGTCCTTATAAAGCGCAACGCCTGTCTTTATTGCACTAATAGCAGCCAGGGCGGCGGTAAACGGGTCCACATCACTTGTCTTGCTTGCTGTCTAGTTTGTCAAAGATCTGCTTCAGAATAGACTTGATGTCTGCAATGTCAGCTCGGTAGTCATCTTTTTGCACATAGCTGTGAGGTAGGTCGTTGACCTTGTCTTCCAGCTTTTGAATTGTGCGCGTCAAAGAATTGATGACATAGACCGCCAAAAATCCAGCAATGCTGAATATGGCGTTGAATATTTGCTGGTTATCCATTATTTACTTCCAATGCAGTGATTCGTGCTGTCATGGCTGTGATGAGTGTTTGCTGTTCTAAAGTCATTTTGATTAAGATTTTAGTTTTCTGGGTTTGGGTCGTAAAAAGAACCATCTTCTGCTTGCATACATCCTCGTCCAACCCAAACATCATCGGCAACGACAACATATGTAAATCCATCGGATGCTGGAGATGAAGCCTCTCCAACGCCAACATTCACCACAACACCATCAGAATTCATAATGACTGTTTTCATTAGTAATACTCCGTGATTCTGATAACACCTTGGAAGCCAGCTCCACCAGCGTAGTTTGATGTTGTTGACTCATTTGCAGCACCTCCACCACCACCGCCGTATCTAGTTCCAGCACTACCAGCAGAACCTGATCCACCAGCTCCACCGCCACCCTGACCAAAGATAGATCCGCCACCATAGCCGCCATAATATTGAGTGAAGTTTCCTCGTGAGCGAGCGCCGCCGTTTTGGCCTCCAATTACAACATCTCCACCGGAGCCATCACCACCAGCCACTTGGTTATAGTAGGCATTAGATGCAGATGCTGTGTGTCCTCCACCAGCACTACCACCATCAGCTGATAATGAAATAGCACCGCCTGCAAATGTTGTATTACCACCCGCTGCCCCATTATTTGCTCCAGCCGTACCACCTGCGCCTCCAGCGCCAACTGTGTATGTATAAGTAGCGGATGGGCTTGTGATTAACTTGGCAACATATCCACCACCACTACCCCCGCCAGCGCCTGCGCCAGTACCAGCCCCTTGTCCATCAACGCCGCCACCACCGCCTCCACCGCCTACGCACTCAACATAAAGCGCACGAACATTTGCTGGGGTTGTGTAAGTTAATGCTGTTCCAGAGGTTAGATAGGTAATGCCTTTTAGCAAATACGCGGCAGTCCCACTTGCGGCAACAGGGCCAGCAAGGTTAATTGAACCAGAGCCTTTTGGCGCAAGTGCAATGCTAATGTTCGTATCATCACCTGATGCGGTGAATGTTGGAGCGCCACCAGTAGCAGCATTAGCCAAAGTCACTTGATTTACAGCGGAGGCTGTTGCAGTCACTTTCAACAGCTCATTGCCGTTCGTATCAATGACATCGCCAACCAGCTTCAGCTTCTTACCTGATCCAATGTTCAAGCCAACTGATGTGCCAGTACCAGCACCCGCAAAGACAGCG